ATTAGATCAAAATCTAATCTATTCTTAAAATCTCCTCATATTTTTAGAATAAAATATGTAAGAATGGGCGAAGAAGGCGAACTTCATAGAGGATTAAATACATTTAAGACTTGTGCATTACAATCAGTTGGGGTGAATTACACTCCAACAGGAAATTATGCAACATATAGTGATGGTGTTATGGTTTCATATGATTTATCAATGTCATTCTCAGAAATCACTCCAATCTTTAATGATGATTATGGTACTGGTGATAACGATCAATTTATTGGATTCTAATGTCAAACTACTTCAGCAAAATTCCAGACTTTGAATATGTTAGCAGACTTCCTGATGCTAGGATATCTGATTACATTCCTGTAAAGAATATCTTTATGAGAGGTAAACTCAGAGAAGATATCTTTCAAGATGCTTCTGTCTTTACCAAGTATAAAATCAAAGGTAATGATAGACCCGATAATGTTGCATATGAACTCTATGGAGATGCTAATTTAGATTGGTTAGTTTTAACATGTAATAATATCATTAATGTATATAATGAATGGCCTATGACTCAATTTGATTTTGAGAATTATCTACTAGAAAAGTATGCGACTTATGATAAGATAAATACAATTCATCATTATGAAACTACTGAGGTAAAAAATTCTTTAGGAGCAGTAATTACTTCTGCTGGATTACAAGTTGATTCCGATTTCTCAGTGTCATTCTATGATGATCAAACAGAGGGTATGACAACAGTATTTCCAGTGGTTTCAATAACAAATTATGAGTATGAAGAAAATCTTCAAAACGATAGAAGAAATATTTTTGTTTTAAAAAGTAAATTTTTAACTATAGTTAAAGATGACTTGGAAGAAATGATGGAATACAAAAAAGGTTCCACTCAATACAAGAGTGAAACCTTAAAAACTGCTGATAATATTAGACTATTTCAGTAAATTAATATATGCTGCGATAACTAAGAGAGTTAGGCACAACTGATTATATTTCATTGAAAGTATTTGTCCATTCTAAGTTTGATGTAATACATTCCCAACAACCAGACGGAGAAGAGAAATCCTTCTCCGTAACTCATAGTGTTCCATGCATGAACTGCGCTATCCATTATTCTTCAGCAAGTTTCTGGAAGTAGGACAGGGCATCATCTTCATCAGAGTCCGCAGACTTAGTAGGAGTGATGTCTGGTGCATTGAAGTCAGCAGCAGGAGGTTTGCTTGACTCAAAGTTAGGAGAGAAAGATCCACGACCTTCACTCTCACTTTCCAGTTCCTCATCATAACGACGGGGTGCAGACTTCTGACCCAACACCATCTTCAGACGCTTATCCAGGTCCTCATAGGACTTGAATTGATCCGATGCAACAAGTGCTGACAGAGAGTATTGCTTCTGCCACAGTGCTTCTAGTGCATCGTCATCATCCAGAAGTGGTGAGACACGATCAAACTCAGAAGAATCATAGTTCCAGTAACCTGCAACCTTCTTCAGTTTCAGTTTGAAGTTAGCACCCTGCCAGAAGTCAAAAGGATTGATTGGAGTCTCATCCTCAAACTCAGGTTGCATTGCTTCCATGACCTTATCAAAGATCTTCTTACCAAACTTATACAGGAAGACACGACCTTCATTCTGAGGGTTAGCCTTGTCCTGCACAACATAGATGTTGGCATAGTAAGAGAGTTTGCGTTTCTGTTTACGAACAGTATCTTTATCTGCTTCGTTACCGCTGTTCCACAGTTCGCGGTTGTACTCTGATACAGGGTCTTTACCACCATTTGTAGTCAGAGAATTCTCAATGTACCATCCACCAGGACCCTGGAAGGCATGGGAGTACATCTTTGCCCAAGGGAGATCTTCACCATTGGGTGCGGGCAAGAAACGGATTACGGCATAACCATTGCCGGTCTTATCCATTTCGGGTTTCCAGAGACGGTCATCTCCACCGCCGGAAGTATTGTTCATCTTCTCTACTTCCTTTACCAGTTTAGAGGTAAGGGAACCAAGAGAGGATTGCTTTTTAAGATTTGCAAAAGACATAGGATTCTTTAGATTAATTGGATTTGGCTTTTGTGTACTTCGTTATTCTACTGGTCTACTTCACCATTGTCAATCTGCTGTTTCATTACGTCCAGCATCCTTGACATGTTGTTGAAGATCATGTTCATATCAGCACCAGATGGAAGACCCATCATGGTGGCAGAGTCAATAATATTTTGTTTCATCTTTTTTGCTTCAGGATCATCAGACAAACTCAAACGGGTATAGAGAACTTTTTGTTTATCAATAAGTTTCTCTAAAAGTCCCACATGAAAAAGTTGCTCTTGACGATTCATTTTAGGGAAATTAAAAACATTGCGATATACATCGTCTTGTAACTCACTTATTTCCGTCATTTCTGCACGGACAACATCAGATTCAAAAAAACTCATTTTCCTAAAACAACCTCCTTAACAATTTTTTTATAACGGAATACATCAATATTTAGGAATGGAGAATATTTTTTCATTCGGAGACTTACGGTTTCCCAGACAGGATCTTTTAGATCTTTATCCCACTTAGTTCTGAATCCAAGTATCTTGTCAAGGATAACCATAGTCTCAATTGATATACTCTCTCTTAGATATTCCTTTAAGATCAATGGGTGACCTTTCTGACTTGAGAACGCTGAATCTATCTTATTCTCAATCAAAATAGATTCTACTTCTTCTTTAAAGATATATGATAGTGATTGATTTCTTTTTTTCCATGCAGTATACCGACCTTCTCCTTCTCGAATCATCTCTCCGATCCAGAGTTTACTTGGGTCAGTGCAAGTAATAAAGTTAGATATAAAGAACTCGATTACTTCTTTATCGTCCTTGCCTCTGGCAAGTTTCTCAAACCAGAAGCGATCTTTTCGTTTATAAAAAGACTGGACAGTTGCACGACTCTTCCCACAATACTTGTGATAGTCATACTTATCTTTCGTAAAGTGATTCTTTAACGAAAGGTATTGCTTATAGGCATCAAAAGGCATCATGAAAAAAGTAATAGGGTCAAATTTTTGCCGGAATTTTTTTCAGGCAAAAATGAAATCAAATTGGTAGTTTTGCTCTGGAACTTCTCTTCAGGAAATTTAGTTCCTGAGCCTCACATTTAACCTTATCTTTTAAAGGTTTAGTAATGAGTTTAGGAACGAACTCCACATCAATACTATTCAGTTCACAAAAGTGAACTATAGCATCAATATAAGTCATACTCTTATTCTTTAAAACAAGAGTTTCAATTTCCTGCGTAAAACGGGTGGGACAAAAGAACTTGTTTTCCAATGCCTTTTCTAGTTCTTTATCCATCCTCTGACCCAATATTGTGATGTACAAATTCTTTAATATATCTAACCAATAACTTAATATAATCCCCTTTGTTTCTTTTGTCAAATACTTTTACTTCTCCACCAGGTGTAACCATAATGGTGATAAGTTTTTTGACAGGGATACCGGTTAGTTCATAGTAGGCAGCAGCATAAAAAGTTTCTTGAACGAAATAGTTTTCTAACCATTTCTCAGGTTTAATCTTTTCAGAAGTTTTAAAGTCAATGACTGCAAGTTCTCCTTCATATTCAGCAATGCAGTCAACCCTACCAGCTAAACCAAGATACTCTGAGTACAGAGTTCTTTCTATAGCGTGTACGTTATTTATCTTATCCAAATATGGTTTGGCATGATGAAACATAAACTGAGTAAGAGGGCGGAAGTCATCCCAGTTTATTTCATTATTCCTCATATACACTTCAACTGCTTCGTGGAAGTCAGTGCCACGAGTAGTTGCTTTCTTTGTGATTTTGTTTGCTTCTTCAACACCAATTCGCTTTCGCCAGTTAATGAAGATCTGTCGATTATAGAAAGAAGTCACAGACGTAATAGAAGGCACCCAGTCTCCATTTGGAAGGTTATAGAGACGGATGCCTTTAGTTTCTTTCTTGTTTAATTCAAGGTCACCAAGGTAATTACAATGCTCAAAAATCATAAATTCAAATCCATTTTCGCAACTAAGTATTCTTTACAGAGACCAGATCTAACAATGTCTTCGACACCAAATTCAATGATGTCCATAGATGGCATTGTTCTGAGAATTCGCATGAAGTCGGCAATACCATTCTTCTCTGCAGTTTTAATAAGGTCAGATTGTGTTGCGTCTCCACAGAACATAATCTTACTGTTTTCTCCTATCCTTGTAATTATACTATCAAGTTCGTGGAAATTCAAGTTCTGAAATTCATCAACAATAATAACGGCATTATCAAGAGTTGTACCACGAATAAATGAGGTAGACCAGAAACTTACAGTCCCCTGATTCTTAAGATTGCCATACAACATCTCAAAATCATTATCATTTGGCATCTCAAACATATACTTTACCATATTCTTATATGGAATCTGATAAAGAGAAGATTTATCTTCATGGTCACCAGGCAAGAAACCAATCTCTCTGGTTGCCACAAGAGACCTGACAATGTAGATCTTATCATAAGGTGTCCTTGTATCAAGAACATCCCTTAGAGCATTGTAGAGGGTAATAAACGTCTTACCTGTACCTGCTGCACCGTAAGCAACAATATTCTGATCGTTCTTATAGCAACGAAATAATTCTTGCTGGTTTTCGGTTAACGGTTCGATGGGTTTCATCAAATCCGTATTGATTGGTTTCTTTCTTTTCATCTGCCTGTTAGACATTCCGAATGGAACTGGTGATTGAGACTTTTTCTTTGAGGTCATACGTTATAAAAAA